CTCGGATTGCATAGAGAAGAGGGAACGCCAACTCCCTTACTGTCCTGCTCCTCGATATTTGCTCTAAGGAGGGTGAGTTCAAGAAACCACCTCACCCGTGTGCCTTAGTTAACACGCACCCATGGATCCAGCTATAAGGTGTCCAATCTTATCGGTTTGGCCTAATACCCCGAATACGTGCTAGCAAATGTCCCGCTTACTTATCATATTGTGAAAAGAACTTGGCAAACTCAGGTATGTAGATCTCTCCAGTCAACTTATCCATGGAGTCGATAGCGGCCTCAATACGAGCTACATCCTGCCTAGTAATGCCATACTTGTATTCCAGGTAACGAAGGTAAGGTTCCCAATCATCAGAACATTCATCATCCTCCCAGACACGCATGCCATCGGAGTATTGATTATATTCTGTTCGGTGTCCCTTACGACCCAAAGCCATCATCTTTCTGGCTAATTTCTCCCAGATGGGCAACCCTTTCGCCCAAGCAAGGAGACACGAACCTTTACTATAGCAGAGTTCTTCTCTTATTTCCTGCTTCTGCTTTGGTGTCAGGTTCGGGGGTATCGCGCATGTAGTGAACATTCCTTCGGCGATTCTATCTCCTTTCCTAGTCATACGCCACTCGCCATTAGCTCTCTCAAAGAAATCATTAGAGATGAAAGACACATCAGCCAAAGACCCAGTAACAAAACCCTTGCAAATTTGGCCAAGTCCATGGGTGTGTGCGTGTTTGCCCGTAGTAAAAACACGCCTCCACGCTTCCATGAATTGGTCATTATACTTGCTTGGGTGGCCGTTGAGTGTATCATCTCCTTTGCCTAACAAAAAGAATTCTTTGATACCAGCTAAGTGATAGGTGTACTCATAGTAGAATGTTACCAAGAGTGTGTTGGATAAAGTGGTATCTCCTTGCCCACTTTCGCGACTGTCAGCATAATACTTCACTTGCCCATAATCTACGGAGACTCGGCAGTGTTGATAAGATTTAAGGACATGTCTAACCTCATCGGCAGAGATAGGATCATCCAAAACACAGTTTCTGTGTTTCAGAATGGCATCATAAATCTTAGCCATGAGAGCATGTTGGGGAGCCTTTTGGGTATTATCAAAACCACTACCATCACCTTCATGAATGATTTCCATATCCGGCATGTCAAATTGAGCCTTCTGGATCTTCTTGCAAATATCCTTCCAATCAGCGCGTCCACAATAATAAGGATTGTGCCTGTGCATCAATCCTTCAATAGCGTTGAAGAAGGCATTAACAAGAACTTTGACCTCATCTAGAGGTCCACAAATCTGGCGCTCTTTGACATCGTTCAATGGAGTGTCTTTCAAATCGTGTGGAACAGTGGTGTGCTGCTGCTCGATCTTTGGAAAAGCATTATACACAAAATCAACATCTTTCATGTATGGTTTGTTTTTCCAATCGAGGGCGAGGCGCATCTTCTCTCGGTAACGTTCAGGAAACTTCGTCAACCAGTCGTCGACGTTCACGTGAACGATTTCTTCGTCCATCCATGACATAATCAGGGGCAATTTAGTGGATAGGACCCAACTCTCAAAATCCTTCCACATCTCCGGGTCAGCTTGGACAACGTTACTGCGGGCTCTATTGGCAGCCGACAGCCTAGTTCTGGGGCAACTATGTTTTATGGTGGGAGTTCGCAACCCATCATACGTTATCCATTGGCACATTTGCTCAGCACCTATGTGGTGAGCGGATCTGTCGCAGGGAACTTCAGCTAGAGCGTAATCGTTTCGAAG